ACTGAATTTCATGATGAAATTATTCTTGAGCTTGTAGGTAAGCCTTGCCCTGTTTGCGGTAGCGAATTATTGACAGTTCAAGAATTTGTGGATTTCGAAAAATGACAAGCGAAACGGCAATTCAAAATCAAACGCGCCGTGATTTCGCATATATCGGACCGGTGTGGCGCAACAATTCCGGTGCCGATCTTATTGTTGATGACTATGGAAATCAACGCATGGTTCGCTACGGCCTGGGTAATGACAGTAAAGAAATTAATCGCGAAATCAAGTCTAGCGACCTGATATGCATAACGCCGGTTCTAATTACACCGGCGATGTATGGGCAGATTTTAGGCGTTTTCACTGCACTAGAATGCAAACCGTCCAATTGGACGTTTGACGGGCGGCGTGAACGTGATAGAGGTCAGTTAAAGTTTCATGATATTGTACGTGATCACGGCGGGTTCGCTGGTTTTGTAAATGATCCGGCGCAAATTCATTCGATAATAAAAAGAGGTTAAAACAATGAAATATGCAAACGGTGATGCGGCTGAAGTCGGTGATTTGATTGAATTCGGTACGCGCCACAAGCGTTACATCGTCACTTCAATTAATGATGAAAGTGACGGGAAACATGTATTTTCAGGTTCTTGGAAGCTAGCGTTAAGCCTTTGTAAATTAATTGCACGACACGGGGAAACAGCAAAATGAAACACGGGGAAAAACAGCGGCTTGCGATTTTACGGGCAGGTATGAAGACTTGGGAAGATGATCCTATGAATTTTTCAATTCGTAGTGTTGCTAGACAAATGGGGATTTCACACGCTGTAATTCATTATTATTTTGACAATACTGAAACGTTTGTTAATTCAATTGCATTTCATGCGGTTGCTATTGGTAATAGTAAAATCATTGTTTTTTTAATTGCAATGAACCACCATCATGTGAAACATCTTACTGACGCTGATCGTTGTGAACACGTTTTAGAGGTCAACGGTTAACTGTTTCTGAGGTATTACGAATCTATTATAAATTTCAATCATGTGGTTTCGTGAACCTTGAGCGTAAACCGTATCTAAGAACCAAACAATATACGTTTCATTTTTAATGAAACCCGTCAACGTCATTACATCGGTGAAAGCAATTATTCGAAAAGAACGCGGTTCAGGTTTTATCATAGTTGTTTTTCAACCAGCGCTTTAGCTTTGAAATCGCGTTATGTTCGTTTACATTGGTTGTTATTAAACAAGCATAACCATCTGATTTGAAACCATACAAATCATCATTTTTATCAACGTAACCTCTAATAGTATTACCTTCTAAAATATGCCGATCTTTTTCTTGACTGTTTCTGTACATTCTTAATTTCATTTCAACATTATCCTTTGAACGTCCACCAGCATACCGACAGTAAGATGTGTATCAGATGTTGATTGTCTGAAATGAACACTTGTTTCTAAATTTTCACCATTTTCAGAATGGACCCCACGGAATGCAACAACAAGTGTATCGGGATTAATTTTACCACTATCAATATCTCGCAAAATATCAATTAAAACATCACGCGGCAACCATTTTGACGCTCTATCAGTTTTCTTACCTGTTACTTCAGTTATGCTTTCGGGATGATTTTTAAAATTTTCACAATGTTCGCTTTCAACATGTTCAATCATTTCCGCAACGCTTTCGCATTTAAAAGGGCAATGACCACATTCCTGTTTATCTGTCATCGCCTGACCCCTGCAATTTACCGCGCTGTTGCCGGTCTTGAAGTTTTTGAATGTTGGTCATTGCCGCTTCAGAAAGATTAATTCCGAGTTCGTTGCAAGCGGCTGAAAGATACCAAAGAACATCACCGATTTCTTTAATCAGTAGTTCACGGCGTTCGGGGGTTAACGCGTCATGATTTAAAAAAGCCGTACCATAACGCCTAACATCTTTGGTTTGTTCCCATTTTTCAACAGGAATCAAACCATCATCGCGCATTGCTTTACCAACGTGTTCAGCAAATTCACCGGCTTCACCGTTCATTTTCAGCGCAATATAAGCCAAACCTAGTGGCGTTCCTTGACCTGGATAAAATGCAGCTCCAATGGCTAAGGCTTGATAAAGATCCATTGCGTTACCATAAGATACATCTGTTGGTGGTTCCATATGATTCTTAAAAACATCAGCGGCGTTGCACACGATGTTATTGATAGGTGGTTTCTTCGCCCGCGCAACCTGTTCAACAGGATCAAGCAATTCATCTGATTTACACGGCGAAAGTTTATTAACAATACAATGTGCTGCATTTTTAGCCATTTCAAGACTCTTGAAATGGCTAAAAGCACCGTCCTCATATAAAGTATAAGAATTTTCAAACCATTCAATAAAAAACAAACCATCAACTGTTTCCCATGACCATGCAGTAACTTCATTCCATTCTAAAGTTTTCATTACTCAATCCCTTCATGATCTGGCACATCAATGCCCAAAGTTTTACAAGCGGCTTTCAATGACTTTATTGCAGTACGCTTGTGTTGGTTTTCTGAATTTTTGGCGATGTTTTTCAGATGTTCGGTAACATCTTTTTTTGAAATCAAACCAAAACGAACCATTGCGTGAAGAACAGTTTTTGAAAAAAAATTCAAGCCGTAACTCATAACAGCATATTTACCAAGTGCATCATGTGTTGCACCGGCAACAGCATATTGCCCGTTTTCCAATTCAATGAAAACATTTCTGTCATCAATGCGTAAAACACGTTTTGCTTTGTGAATTCGCCCTTTTGGTAGGCTGCTGAAATGCACTTTTTGAAGTGATGGAACTTTGCTTAATATCATACCCATTATTCAATTCCCGCCCGTTTTTTCCAGCTTTCAACATCATCTGACATTGCTGAAAAAGTTTCAATTTGAAAGGTTTCACCGTTGCGAACAAATGTGAAAATATTCAAACGGTGATTGCGATCAATCTGCACAAGACAAGTTGATTTTTCAAAGCTTTCTTGCAATGTGGCGTTTATAGTTCGCAATTGCATAACCATAGCTTTTTCAGCTTCCAACTGGTCTTGCAGGTCTTTAATTTTACGTTTATCAAACATTGTGTTGTTCCCGTTGTTGTTTCAATCTTGCTAAACCATGTTGAAAATCAAAGCAAGCCTAATTCGTCAAAATATGTAAAAAAAGTTATTGACCCCGCCAAACTAGACCACTAGAAAAGAAGCTCAACATACGGGTGAGCCAATGAAAAAAACTATAAATATCACTGATCTAGCACAACGACTAGGGGTAACACGCCAAACAATACACAATATGTTGAAAGAAGATAGAATTCCGCTGAAGCAAATAAAAGGGTTCAAAACGCCACGATGGACGGCGGCTGATGTTGAAAAATGGATTACGTCCGACGAAAAGGCGTAAACCATGCAGGATTTCAACCAAGCCCTAGCCTTTTGCAATGCGTTGACCGGCAACCAAGCCGAAACAACCATTTTCGATTTCCGCGCGATCCATGACCAGCGTAAAGATATTCCCGCAATTCCGTTTCGTGGTACGCTTAATGAATGTTGGCAAAGCATCACACATTACAATAGCCAAGGCTACGGTTGTTTTGCGGTCATCAACCAACTGGACGGGCAAGGGCGTGATCTCGCTAACGTCCAATCCGTTCGAGCGCATTTCGTTGATCTTGATAATCTTTCTGCGATGGAAAATTTGAAACGTGCCGGTGAGTGGTATCCTGCCCCGTCTTTTGCTGTTCAATCTTCACCAAATAAAGCGCATGTTTATTGGCCTGTTTTACCATATCAAGATAATGATCGGTTCACTCTTGTTCAACGTAAATTAAATCAATTCTTTGACGCTGATAAACGCATCATTGACGCAACGCGAGTGATGCGTTTGCCTGGTACATTCCACCAAAAAGGCGAACCGGTGCTTGTGACGTGTTGGTCACTGAACGGTTTCGGTTATGTTTCTGACACTACAACAATTGAAACAAACCTAGCGCATGTAAATGTGATTGAAAGTTTTAGTTCGCGACATGAGCTAGGTGACGCGGAACTTGCTGCACCGTCTTTAGAATGGTTGAAATACACACTTCAAAATATTGACCCGAACGATTTAGATCGTGGTGATTGGATTAGCTTTAGCGCGGCATTTAAGCAATCTGGTTGGTCTTTAGCTGATCCTGACACACTGTTTCAAATCTGGTCTGAATGGTGCGGTAAATATGAATTTAATGATGTTGGTGAAAACCTAAAACAATGGAACAGCATCAAAGAAACGCAAGTTGGTTGGAAATCAATCATGCACCGCGTTCCGGCTGTTGCTGGTCAAATCCTATTGGCCGAAAAAAAGCAACCAGCGCCTAGCCCGAACGACACGAATTCGCCCCAAAATGCCCCGCCTGACCCGATAGTCAACAATCAGTTACCGAATGCACCGCAAAAGCCAACCGCGCCGCCTATGCCGGTTCCTGAAATGGATTGCAAAGGCGAATTGTTAACAGATATTGAGCAAAAACAATGGTTCAAAGATTGCGTATTTATTGAGCGTTTCGGGCAGATACTCACCCCATCGGGGCGCATGATGAATGCAACGGCGTTTAATGGTGCGTTTGGTGGTAAAAAATTCATCATTGATGAACAGGCAAAAGTTGTTAATGAACCTTGGCAAGCGGCATTGCGTTCAACATTGTGGACAGTTCCGAAAGCTGATCACATTCGTTTTTTACCTCACAAACCGTATCTTGATATTGATAGCGATGAATTAGGTCGCAAAGGCGTTAACACTTATAAACCTGCATTGATTACTTCACGCGCTGGTGACGCTACGCCGTTTTTAAATCATCTTGCAAAGATTTTACCCGTCCAATCCGATCAGAAAATATTGCTTGATTTCTTTGCACATAATATCAAATACCCAGGGCATAAAATCCCCTGGGCACCACTAATTCAATCGGCTGAAGGTGTTGGTAAAGGTGTATTCAAAGCGGTTATGCGTCATGCAATGGGCGGGCCTTATGTGTATTGGCCCAAAGCTAAAGAAATGGCTGAAAGTGGTTCAAAGTTCAACGCTTGGATGCGGGCGAAATTATTCATTTTGGTTGATGAAGTTAGAACAGATGAACGGCGTGATATGATTGAAATTCTGAAAGATTTTATTTCAGAAAAAGAAATTGAAATTCAAGGTAAAGGTTCTGACCAAGACAAAGAAGACAATTACAGCAATTGGATGTTTTTTAGCAATTGGAAAGATGCAATTCCTGTTAATAAAAACGGGCGGCGGTTTAGCATTAATTATAGCGTTTTGCAATCTGCTGAACAAATCCTAAATGCTGGCATGAATGACGATTATTTCAATTGGTTTTTTACATGGCTTGAAACAGGCGGCGGTTTAGAAATCGTTACCGACTATTTCTTGAACTATCAGATTGAACGCGGCGCTATTCCAATGCGCGCACCAGTTACGTCAAGTACGGTTGAGGCGTTGCGCCAATCACGCGGCCCACTGGAACAGCTTGTAATTGATGCGATAGATGACCAGTTACCAGGCTTCAGGGGCGGCTATGTGAGCGCACAAGCTGTTGTAAACCGTATCAAGGCTTCAGGGGCGCGTTCAGTGTCGCCGAAGACAATTGCGGTAATTCTGGAAAGTCTAGGGATGGTGAACATCGGGCGGGCAGCACGAATGTACATTCAGGAAGATATTAATACGCGGTCGCAACTATATCATATGAACGCACAAGCGAATATCAATGATTTCGGACGCTGGCAGGGTTACGAATAGTAAAAGCCGGTGCGGTTAAAAATCGCCCGCACCGGCTTTGTAACTAATCAACAGGAGGTCACAATGAAATTGCTCAGCTTGCTTCAATTTCCAAACACCGGCGCAGAATCGCCGGTCTGATCTACATAGCATGATTAACGCATTTCAGTCAACCGTTAAAACCTGTATCGAAAACCGAAATTAATAGCTTTACTTTCACCCCTGTCAACGTATCGAATAACGGGTTCAAAATGTCCGAAACCTGAAGCGCTCAATTCCCAAAACGGAACGGGGATATAATCACCGACACTAGGATACTTATGTGCAAGATTAGCATATTCCATCAAAGCTATACCGCCGCCGAAATGAATTGTAATGTCAGGTGTTTTTACAACTCGAAATGTAAGCGCTACATTTACGGTTTTACTCCAATCTTCATATGAATTATAAAGCATGGCAACACCAGCACTAAACTGCACGGTTTCACCCCATGAACAGCCTACACCTATGCCTGGGGTGAAACCATTTAAACTACCATCATCATCTTCGGGATGAATTGTAAACGCGCTAGCTGATAAATAACAATCTGGTTGTGCGATTGCTGGTGTTGTCAGTAATAAAGCGGCGGCGGTCATTGCGGCGAATAATTTCATTTTAAACGTTTCCTTGCATATGCTATTTTTTTCAATTTTTCAGCGTGAGTTAATTCACCTGGTTCAAGATATTTATCGCCGTTGCGTTTGAACCAGAATTTTTCTGTTTTCGCAAGTTCTTGCAATGCACCTTGGCGGCTTGCGCTCAATCTACATTTTAACCCTTCATAATGTGAATATTTCAACCACGCCGGAATATTTTTAGCCCATCCCCAATCAAAATGTTTGGTTGATAGCTTAACCCATGTAATGCCTTTGATTTTCTGAACCCAATGAAAGTTTTTAACGTAAAACGGGTTAACGTAACGGTTATGTATGTTGCGCCGACGAATGGATTTTAAAATCCATTCGTCATACTCGATTTTACCGGTTTCGTCATCTATCGTTGCGGTCCAACGTGTTTCACCTTTTTTCATTTCAAAATTCCTCTTGCAATTTCGCGGTATGCTTGGCGGCGTTCAATTTCAATACTTTCACAACCTTTTACCATGTTTCCGGTGTTGTCATCAATTGCAGTTTTCACGAAATTATAGCGTTCATTCAACTGTTTTATTTTCAGATCGTGCCAAGTTTTAATGCCGTTCACTTCATCCAATAGCTGTATAAATGCGGCAGTAATGTCACCGCTTGCGAAAGCCCACGGTGCAGATGCAATTTCAAGAATTTGTTCGCGTGTCATTTGCGCGATTGCTTCAGGTGTTGGATTAGCCATTTTTTAACTGCCTTGTAATTTGCGTTGCGATTGCTTTTGCAATTCCTGGGTATGTTTTACTTCTTTCTTTCCAGCGATCTTTTCCAGGTGGTAATTTGTTCTGACCGCTATCTGTTTGATTTTGCCAACGTTCGCGGTATTTACCATTGTGTAAAACCCATCGCCCATTGAAACGCTGTGTGTGTGTGATAGGTTTTAACCCGTCCGATAGCCACAAACATGTTGCTTTACTTGCGTTATCACCGAATTGATAAGGTTGAATAATTTGCGTTGCCGGTTTAATCATTGTTCCAATATATCCACGCGGGTTTTCGATAATATGCGGATATAGTGAGTTCATCAAACGTTGAATATTCTGCAATGCTTCATCACGCGCGTTTCGCCTAGCTTCGCCAACCAGTGTTTCAGGTTTTACCTTTTGATGATACGGACCGTTTTTAAATGCCCATGCTGCACTATTGGTTAAATATGTGCAAGTTGGATGAAATATACCGAAATCCCAAAAATCACTTTCCGCAACTTCCCATATATCGCATTGATAATGAAATTCAGAACCATCATCAGCCGGTTGCAAATCACATGACCAGGCGTTTGCACCTAGCGACCTAAACGCCTGACGCATTACACCTGAACTTTCATATCCGATTAAAACGTTCAAGTTAAAATTCCTTCATTTCGCTATCTTAAACATAGCGTTGATAATCGCGATGGTCAATGGGTTTCTTTCAACTTTTCAATATAGTTTTTCAAACGGTTGATTTTCGCCATTCGTGATTTACTGGTTTTCTGAACCTGTTTCAATTTATGTAATAGCGCCGCTTGTGATTGCTGGCAAAGGTCAAGCTGTTTTAAAGCTTGATTGCGTTGTTCAGTTAAAGATTTTATCGCGTATTCGTCAACACTAGCATCAACTTTCATACATTTCAATTCGCTGGCTCTTATAATTCTAAACATTATACGGTCCTTTATCTTTCATTCCCCAACGTGCGGGGGTTAATTTATCGGACAATCCGTAAAGATGACCGGCGTTCAGTGCGTAATCGTGACATACAAAACGATTGTCAAACATGCCAAAATTATCATGCCCCATTTCCCAGAAAAACCTAGGTAATTCATCAGGGTATTCTTCATGGTTGACCGGCGTGGTTTTATGCATAATCAACCAGCGCCCGCAATCTGAAATACTATGAACAGGGGCGAGGTATTTTTTAAGCGGCAAGTCATTGACCAGCGTCATTTTCCAAACCTCATGTTCAATGACATTATGAAACAATCCGGTTTTAGTTTCGTATTTTATAACCAAATCATTACGCAACGCACATTCGTACACATGACGGTTTGAACCTTTACCGATTAAGTCACCCAAAAATGAGTTATGCATTTTTAATCACCTCATTCATCCAATCATTCGCCGCTTGTTTTGCGGTTTCATGGTCTTTGTAAAACTGTGGATACATGCCGTTTGTTAAAAATATATTCCCGTTCAATTCTAAAACATGCCCATATGCTGAAGCGGTGCAATATTCGTTACCTTTTTCAATACGTGAGTATTTCCATTCTAGTGCAATTTCATTACGCTTGACGGCCCAATTATCCATACCATCATATTCTAAAACACTTCCATCAGGTAAACGAACAGTTGCAGGTTCATTTTTATAGGTGTGAAACAACGCTTTTTGAAGCGAAGCGTGTGTTTCAGTTTTGCGATCTTGCGTTAGTTCATACATCTGATTTACTTTCTATGGTTGATGATCAACCACCCACGAACGCAACCAACAATAAAACCAATGGTCGTAAAAATTCTTTCATTGTGCCAAAAGTTAGGATATTCAAAAAGATTTTCCCACATTAAAAAGCTGAAGGTCACATAAATCAATATATTCACAATAAAACCTATAATCGTTAAACCAATAATTTCAATCAATGCTTTCTTTTCGCTAGTCATCTTATTATTCCTTGTTGCGTTTCGTTACAATGGTTATAGCGTTGATAATCGCGATGGTCAAGCACTATTCCCTTACAAATGTTAGTTTATGAACTGACTTATAACCAACGCGCCCGTTCAGGTGGTTTGATAGTGCGCTCTGACTTATTCCGTAAAAACGGGCAGCTTTCGAGGCATTCGAAAATACTTTATCATCTTGGACGCAACGGATTGAACCGCGTGTTTTTTCGCGCTCACCATGAACATTACAATATGGGCGGTGTAGTGTTGAAATTCGTGTCATTTCTGCAAACGCTTCATACGAATGTTCACAAACGGCAATAATGGTTAGTGTCACATTATCCAGGCTGCCAATATGTTCGCGCCAAGCGCGATTTAATCGGGCGTCATTTGCGTTCATCACAAATTTCAATAAACAATTGCCAACATACATTATTTTCACACCTTCAGCGTATTCAACTGAATGAGTATAAACGCAATGAAGTGTGTCAATTTTTGAAATATCAAACGACACTGGAAAATCGACAATTTTCAGGGTTTTCGTATTATTGAACATACTCATACCTAACCATTGTTTGTACAATTAAGCCATCATTACGAATTGCAGCGCCGCCTAAAGGTTGCCAACCTTTGTTGATCATATCTGTCACAGTGTCGCACAACGTGGCAGGGTCTTGACCGCATATCATATTATAATCAACAATTTTACGCATTGTCATTTTCCTTATCTTTAAACCAGTGTGAGGTACACCAGTTGGTTTTACGTTGTCGCGTTCCGGTAAAATTGTTGTCGCGCTTTACAGTGCAGATCACAAACAAATTACATTTTCTACCGCGATTATCAGTATTAGTAGGGCCGCCGTACCGGCAATTTTCGCATATTGGTTTATTCATTTAACTTTTCCTTCGCGTAAATGTTCCACAATTTTATAACAGTAAATAAAAACGGAAATGAAAACCACAATGCCGACAACCAACCATTCGGTAATATTATGATAACAGCAAGCCAAGATATAAATAAAATTGCAGTTAATATTATGAAAAACGCAATGATTAAACCCGATTTATGCGTGAAACCCCATTTAAAAAATTTAATCATTATTTCGCCCTCTTTGTCCAAAAATGCCACTTGTTCAACCATTCAAAAAATTCAGTTAATTCTTCATCGGTTGATTGATGTGTTATTATAGATTGAATTTCAAACATTGCTGAATGACGCGATGGAAACTTTCCAATTGCGCGATGTAACGCTCGCGTTGCTTTTTCAACTTTGCGATCATGCAACCAAGCTTTAAGGTTCGTTAACATGTTGCAACCTCGCCGCACCACATGCCAATGATTTTTAATTCATCACCAGTGCTTAAATCACCATATTCAATCATTTCTAAATCCTTGTTGCGTTTCGTTATAATGATCATAGCGTTGGTTATCGCGATGGTCAAGCGTTAAAACAGGTTTTTGAGACTATTTAACATGTCCTGTGATCGCGATTTCAGTGCTTTTCATGGCTCGAATGTCATGTTCAATATAGTCATCTGAATATTTATCACGAACCATTTTAGCTACATTCTCGATAGTATCGTTTCTAATTTGATTTTCACATTCATCTAAAGCGGCTAACATTGATATTTCTAGGCATGTGTCGGTGCAACATGCCCTGTAGGCTTTCAACATATCTTTAGCTAACTTATTTCGTTTTTTCTGTAACATTTCTAAATCCTTATGAATTTCAAACCGCGAACGGTTTTATAATATGGCTTATCATTCAGATGATTTGATAGCAATGTTGTTGAAACATCATAATGCATTGCAGCATCTGCAATCGACAAAAATTCATTACCATCATCAACGCATAGGACGGGGGTTGAATTATTTACTTTATTATAATCTAATGATAAGCCGTGCTTATTAGCATGGTAGGTTTTCTTATTCATCATCTCATCACGATAAATAGCGGCTTCAGCACGGTTATCGAACGTTTGCAAAACTGTTGTTGAAACGTTGTCATTCTTTTTTACAATTTGCCGCCAAACGTTATTGCGACTTGCAGTTGGAAAACTAAACAGTTGTGCGAATTTACATACACCAATCCAAAAATCTTGCCCGTTTAATGTGTTCACATACACAACATATTTCTTTGCAATATCACTAACGTTCATTTCAACATGCATTACGCCGGTGATAATATCAGGGTCTTTAACCAACTGATAAACTTCAGGCGGAAATAGTGCGGTCATTTCTTCATATTCTTCAGATGTTACATTGCGTCCTGAAGCTATGATCGCGCGTAGTTCGTCTTTACGGTTACTAGTCATGACATTATACCACCACCATGACGGGCAGTAACCGCGCTAACTTCAATCCAGAAAGTCTTTCTGGTTTTATCATTGGTTATTTTAATGCGTGTATCATACGAATTCATAATTACAGTTCCATGTTGAACATGACCGTTTCGGTTCCAAAATACCTTTGTTCCTGGTTTGAAGAATTTCTTAATATCATCGTAATAATTGTTTTCTGCATTTTTGAACATTTGATGTGATAATTCAAAATCAGCCATTTCTTTACCCTCGCCCTGTTGGTGCGTATTCAACCGCGCCTGGTGCATCATCTGAACAAGCATGCATTAAACCGGTTCCGTCAAGATCACGCAAATAAACCAAATCAGCGGCGCTCATTAATGGAAGAAGATCGAGAGCATTTGCCCAATCACCATGTAGCCAATCACTTATTCTACTGTAAAAATCATAATGATTTTTTTCATGCTTGAACAGGTGAGCCAAAAATAAATCGGTACTGCATGGGCGATTATCATCTAATTCGTCTTTGCGGTTACTGGTCATGACATTATCACCACTACTAAACCAAATATCGAAATGATCATAATCGGCCAGGTTATATAAAGGAAAATTTCAGGGTGTGTTTCCCAAGCATCAATCACCGTTTCAACTATTTTCGATAACATCTTTCAATTCCTTCAATTGAGGTTTTCTTAGATTTATTTCATCCTGACCAGAGTGTCAAGAACTTTTGTTATGTATTTATAACTTTTATTCAAACGTGAAATTATAGATAATAACGTGAAATTATAGATCAATTATAATAGTTTCTATAAATGTGTGGCGGCGTGGTTAGGGCATTTTCTAACATTTCTAATAGCTACAGAATATACTTATACGTGATGTATTTATATGTATTATAGGGGGAGTAATACATATAAATACTTAAACATAAGTATATTCTGAGAGAATACGAAAACAAATATTTGTCCAAATCGCCATAACACACTAACACATTTGCACAATGCATTTATAGTATTTATCTTTTACATAAATTTCCAAATTATAGATTATAGAAATTACACCGGTTGACCTGGAAGCTTCTTTTAAAGCGTCCGAAGCCGAATTTGCGCCAATCATTATAAAACCATAATTTCCGCGATAGCGATATGAGGTTAAACCCGCCGCTGCTAATGGTTTATTTTGTAACATTTAGAAACTCGCCGCCCTGATGTAATGTTTTTAGCAAAAAAAATGTATTCACCGGATTTAGTAATTTTATGTGATATTTTGCAGTTTGGGTAAACATCACTGATCATTTTGTTTGCAATTTTTAAATTGCTTTTAATTTTACCAAGTGTCATTGTTTCATTCCTTGTTGTTAAAACTTACATTGATCATAGTGTTGATTATCGCGATGGTCAAGCACTATTTACATTTAATTCGAAATATTATAGAAATATTTAAACCAACAAAGGAAACCCAATTATGACTATTTCCGTTCAAATTATAGAAGATAGTATTTCTGAAGCGGACGTTCGCTTGACCAGCTTTCAATTGCGATACCCGCGCTTTATTCATGCTGAATTGATGACGCATAAAAGCTTCAGCCGGTCCGCTTCATCATCCAGGGCTATTCCGGTTCAAAAAATTATAGCGGCAATTCTCGCTGATCCTGCTGAACCGATTGAATGGGGTAGCAACAAACGCGGTATGCAAGCCGGTGAGCCGCTTCAGGGGTGGCGTTTATGGGCAGTGCGGCGGGCGTGGCACTTCAGCAAGCGTTGCGCGATACTGGCAGCGCGTGTGGGTCAGGCGGTTGGTGTTCACAAGCAAGTGATCAACCGTATTCTTGAACCTTGGTCACACATTAGCGTTGTTCTAACGGCAACCGATTTCAAAAACTTCTTTGCGTTGCGTTGTCATAAAGATGCTGACCCAACATTTCAAGAATTGGCTAAACTAATGCGCGGCGCTTATATGGTTGGTTCGCCTAAGTTGCTAAAGCATGGCGAATGGCACTTACCGTATATTACTGATGTAGATCGTGAAGCATGGCATATTGAAGATTTGCTTGAAATGTCATCTGCGCGTTGCGCTCGGGTTAGCTATAACAATCACTTCGGAATTCGTGCAAATATTCATGAAGATAAGAAACTATTCAAACAGTTGACCGGCGGTGAATTGGTTCACGCTTCGCCAACCGAACACCAGGCTACACCTGATAGATTTAGGTTAAAACCAAACAATGAAAGTTGGAACGATCTGGAAAAACATGGTAACTTGCGAGGCTGGAAGCAACACCGCAAGTTTATTGATGGTGAGTTTATCGAGGGTTAAAAGTGGTTCGGTGCGGTCAATTGCTGCACCACAATTTTTAGACTAACACCATTTTCACCGGTTAATACGAAAGCACCGTTCTTAATCGTACTGCTTTCGTAAGTTTGATCATTCAAAATATTTTCAAGATCATCCATCGTACCGTGCAAGCAATATGAAATGGCTTTTGCAACTTTGTCATGATTGACCGGCGCACCGCTGGGGTGCGTTTCGCAATCAACATGATGTTTTTCAAGATCATTTGCAAGTGACCGCAAACGGTCAGCGGCGGTAAGAAACGCACCATCTTGTGCATAAATTCCGGCAAGCTGCATTTTCTCGCTCATGTGTTCGTGAATATTGTTCATTGTTTCGTTCCTTCAGTTTGTTTCGTTGTAATGGTTATAGCGTTGATTAATCCATATATGATCCATATGCTCTTATAGCATTGCCCATCCAATTAGGCGGAAAATCATAAATTTTGAATTTTCCGCCTTTATCTAATCCGCCCTGTTGACCATCATAGTACCCTGCCCAATCTGGTTTATCATTATTGTCAACAGGTTTAAGATACGGTTGGACAGCACATTGAAACCCGTTTATTTTTATCAATTTTGTTTGAATGCATTGATTTTCAGAATTGAACCAATTCAATGCTTCAAATATGTTGCATTCTTCACCGATTGCATTTTTTGGAAATTTCAATACTATTCGTTCGTCTATTAGATATGTTGTTCTATCCCATCCAGTACCTAAGAATTTCCAATTGCGTTTCATTGTTTCGTTCCTTGTTGCGTTTCGTTGCAATGGCTATAGCGTTGGTAATCACGATGGTCAAGCACTAAAACAGGTTTTTTACATCTATATTTTCAATGCTCGAACCAAGCCAGGAAACAGGAAGTTCAGCGCGACTTGCTTTTTCCTGAACAGTATCAAACCGCGATGGATAATTATAATTTAACGGCTCTATGAATTCCGCTGGTATTTCAGAAAGATCAACACCAGCGAATTCAGGCAATCGGCGTATCGCTTCCTGTCTCGTCCGGTATGGACCGGCTAACAGATAACGCGATTTGCCGGTAATGGTTGAAATATAGAACGCTGTTATTAACATTTCTTTTCTTTCATTGTTGCGTTTCGTTATAGTGGTTATAGCGTTGATTACTGTAAGTATTAATGCGTTCCAATTCGAACATACATGACATTTTCGGAAAATTCAATTTCACGTTCTTCACCGTCATAATCGGTGAATATTTCGCTTTCTGATTTATTAATAATTTCTTTGATGAAGTCAGATTTTTCAGCGAAAACAAAACAACCTGCAAAGTTAATTTCAACCACAACTTTTGAACCTTTAATTTTCAAAAGTTTTTTTGCTTCTTTCTTGCTGTTGGTGAATATCGGTTTCATTGTTTCGTTCCTTATTGTGTTTCGTTACAATCAATTTAGCGTTGATAATCGCGATGGTCAAGGGATAATTTTAAATATTGACCATTTTTATCATTTTGTATTATATAAACCATATGAACCAGATTGTACCAAATTTTGAATTTACCAATGCTTATAAACAGCTAACGCCGCCGCAACGCGCGTTTGTTGATGGTTATGTTCATGACCTGGAGGGTGTAGCAGATAGAACTGGTGAAAAGCTTTATCTGGTTCTTCAGCAACCGTTTCCCTACGAACTTGATCAACGTTCGGTGGCAATGCTAGAAATCTCGATTGTCCGCATCGCCATATCTGATAGAGTTCGTGAAATTTGTGAAGATGCTGTTGTTAGTATTGGTAAAACGCTTAAAGAATTAACATCAATTGCATATTCTAACATTAATAATTATATGAAAATCGGCGTTGATGGATTGCCGGTGTTCAGTCTTGATGGTTGTACACCTGAACAAATGTCAGCAATCAAAACCATCAAACTTGAACAAACACCAGGTAAGAATAAATTTGAATTTCAACAACATGACAAGTTGAAAGCTTTAGAAATGCTGATGAAATATCAGGGTTTGCTTGATGGTGAGCATAATCGAAATGAAAAATTGAAAGAAGCAACGACAAAGCGACTTGATGCAGATGTTACAACTGATCAAGCCGCTAACCGTTACGCTATGATGATCAATGGTTGAGAATTTGATCATCAGGTTCAGCGTTGTCATCTGTCAAGCGTGTTGGTGGAATGAACGCGGGCGGTTCTTTGTCGATAAATTTCAAAGCATGTTCGGCGCTTTTGTTTTGCATATTGTCAAGAAGTTTCCAATAAATAACGTTAACTGCAATGTTCCAACATTCGCGCCAAGTGGTCGCTTGTGGATCAAACGTTTCCGTTGCGCGTTTCAGAATTTCGCGGTGAATTACATCATTTTCAGTATTTGCCATATTTTCAGGTTCCTTTGTGGTTTGAGTTTATCCGCCGAGCGAATTGAGAATGATTTTACCTGTCAACGGTTCATCAGTGTATGTTACATGACCTTGAAGCCAAGCATTTTGCAATTGTTCATTGAGACAACTAAACGGACAATCGCTTGCTGTTTTACCGTCAATTGCTGCAATAATGCCATTTCGTACAGCTTGTTTCTCGGCGTGACTCATTTCATCCAGTGTTTGAAATTTCATATTTTCAGGTTCCTTTGTGGTTTCAATGTAAGTTGCAAAACCATCTTCATCAACGCCTATAAACTTCATTGGTTCAGTATTAAACATTTTGCAACCTTTCCTATTGTGCTTCAATACAATCAATATAGCGATGGTGAGTGTTATGGTCAATAGTTATTTTACAAATAATGCGTCTTTGTTTGATTGGTTTAAAAATATTGGTGAACAACCTGATATTCTTCAGGCGGTTAAACCCGCAACAACCGATGCTGAACATTGGCCACCAAATTACCGCGCTATTTATGCTTGGCGCATTGAACAGCTTGAAAAATTGCGGGCTGATCCTGATCTTTTAAAATCGGCAAAAGCTTATTATTCAACCCGCCCTGATGAATTTATAATGCATTGGATGGATACTTATGACCCACGTAAGAAAAATAACAAATGGATGCCGTTTGTATTTTTTCCGAAACAACGCGAGTTCATACAATTCATATACCAACTATATCAAACTGGTGAAAGTGGTCTTGCCGAAAAATGCCGCGATGCCGGTGCGACCTGGTGCAGTTGTGGCTTTAGTGTTTGGGCTTGGGTATTCATAAATGATTTTGCCGGTGGTTGGGGTTCACGTAAATCCGATTTAGTTGATAAACTTGGTAACCCTGATAGTATTTTCGAAAAGATGCGTTTGTTGATTGATAGATTGCCTGATGTTTTCAAACCTGAAGGTTTCGACAAGCGCAAACATGCAACTTATATGAAGCTTATTAACCCTGATAATGGTTCAATTATCATGGGTGAAGCTGGTGATAATATTGGACGTGGTGGGCGTACCTCAATTTATTTCAAAGATGAAAGTGCGCATTATGAACGCCCAGAACTCATTGAAGCGGCTTTAGGTAACAATACTGAAGTACAGATTGATATTTCATCTGTTAACGGTTTGGGTAATGTTTTTCATCGGCGGCGTGAAGCTGGTGTTAATTGGCAACCAGATAAAAAACTTGAACCAGGTTATGTTCAAGTTTTTGTGATTGATTGGCGTGATCATCCTGAAAAAACACAACAATGGTACGACATTAAAAAAGCAAAACATGAGCGCGAAGGTTTGCTTCACGTTTTTGCACAAGAGGTTGATCGAAATTATAGTGCTGCTGTTCAGAATACAATCATCCCCTATGAATGGATTGAAAAAGCTGTTGATGCACATAAGAAAATCAAATGGAAAGATGATGCCGGTAATATTCGGATAGGTTTTGAAGAAAAAGACATTCCGAATATTTGGGGCGCTGGGCTTGACGTTGCCGATGGTGGTATTGACCGCAACGCCGCTAGTTTGCGACAATGGATTATTTGGCGTGATGTTGAAGAATGGGGCGAACGTGATACAGGTGTTACAACGCGTAAAATGCTTGCTTCTGTACGTGGTAAAACGCCAATTAAAATTCAATATGACGTGATCGGTGTTGGTGCAGGGGTTAAAGCTGAGTTTAACCGATTAGTTGATGAAAAGCTTGTTGATCCTAAAATTGTTAAACTTGTTCCCTGGAATGCGGGCGCTGCTGTTGTTGACCCGTTTGATCATATAATACCTGATGATGAAGATAGCATTTTAAACAAAGATTATTTTGAAAACATGAAAGCGCAAGCATGGCTTTCCATTAGATCAAGATTTTATAAGACTTTCAAAAACATCACTGAAGGTATATTTTACCCTGTTGAAGAACTCATAAGCCTTGACAGTTCAATGAAATTATTGCACCAACTAATGAAAGAGTTGGCGCAACCAACAATGGGGCCGAGTAAGTCTTTACGAACTATGGTGAACAAAAAACCGGATGGTACAAAATCGCCAAACTTGGCGGATTGCGGAATTCAAATGTACTTTCCAATTGAGGAAAATAAAGGCCATGCGATTAGCGGTAAATACGGTTCTTAGACCGGTTAAAAAAATTATTGCTTTTGAAAACGTTGTTACAGATGTTTCAAAGCGTTCGCCTGACAGTGCTGCAATGCTTGATTATTGGGATCAAACAGATGATATTGTTGGTGGTAAAAAAACAATAAAAGCGGCAAAAGAAAAGTACCTTCCGAAATTCAATAATGAAGCTAAAGACGATTATGAATTCCGCCTTCAACAATCAAAGTTTACAAACATTTATCGTGATATAATTGAAAGTCTTTCTTCAAAGCCGTTTGAAGAGGAAGTTTCAATTGTCGCCGGTGAGGACGATACGCCAACCCCTGAAAAAATAACTGACATTGTTGAAAACATTGACGGGCGCGGTAATAATTTAACTATGTTTGCAGCAAGTACGTTTTTTAATGGTCTGAACTCTGCTATTGATTGGATTTTCGTTGACTATCCGAATGTTGACCGTGAAAAGATTAAAACCCAACAAGATCAAAAAGATGCTGGTATACGTCCTTATTGGTCACATGTTTTAGGGCGCAATGTTCTTGTTGCTAAATCTGATATTATTGGCGGTAAAGAAGTTCTAACATTAGTTCGTATTTTAGAACCTGGTACACCAGATAACATTCGCGAATTTATTCGTGATGAAGCTGGTAACGTTACTTGGAATTTATACGAAAAGAAAACGGGCGATAACGCAAGCATCAATGAATGGGTTGTTATTGATGAAGGTGTGATTTCAATTGGTGTTATCCCGCTTGTTCCGTTCGCAACAGGGCGGCGTGATGGTGCAACCTTTAAATATTTTCCAGCAATGCAAGATGCTGCTGATTTGCAAATTGAGTTATACCAGCAAGAAAGCGCGTTGAAATTTGCTAAAATTATGGCAGCTTATCCAATGCTTGCCGGTAATGGTGTGAAACCTGATAAAGATGAACAAGGTAAACCAATTCCGCTTGCGATTGGGCCTATGAAGGTTCTTTACGCACCTACTGATGGTTCTGGTAAATCGGGGAGTTGGTCTTTTATTGAACCTTCTGCAACATCATTGAAATTTCTTGCTGAAGATGTAAAAGAAATCAAAAAGGATTTGCGCGAATTAGGGCGTTTGCCGTTAACCGCGCAATCCGGCAACCTCACTGTAATTACAACCGCCGTTGCGGCTGGCAAGGCGAAATCAGCGGTTGAAGCTTGGGCGCTGATGTTGAAAGATGCACTTGAAAATGCTTTTATAATCACAAACATGTGGTTGGGTATTAAGGATTGGAAGCCGCAAGTTAATGTCTATACTGAATTCGACAGTTTCTTAAATGGCGAAGATGGTCTTGAACACTTGCGTTCATTGCGTGAAAATGGTGATCTATCGCAGGAAACATTACATGAAGAAACAAAGCGGCGCGGTGTATTGTCACCTGAATTTAGTCATGAGAAAGAAACCGCGCGACTACTACAAGAAATACCAGGTGATGACCTTGAAGATGATGACGAATAAACCCTAAACCCTAGTATTGCCGTTAATCGGATGATTGCGGTGCAATTGATCGGATGATCAGAAAGAAATTAAAATGAAAAACTTGAAATTAACAACCGTAATTCTTACCGTTGGTGCAGCACACATTGTTGCATTTGACAGCGGCAAAGCCGGTTGGAAAACTGATAAAGACGGTAATCTTGAATTGTCGAACGGCAATCCTATTTGGGTTAAAGATGATGGTTCAGAACAAAGCGTTGATAGCGGTACAATTGGACGTTTGAACGGTGAGGCAAAAAGTCACCGTGAACGCGCTGAAGCTGCTGAAGCGTCATTGAAAAAATTCGATGGTATTGATCCTGAAAAAGCAAAAAAAGATGCTGATCTTATTTCAAAAATTGACGCAAAAACTTTGGTTGATGCCGGTGAAATCGACAAAGTGAAAGATGAAATCAGCAAAGGCTTCACTGTTCAACTTGGTGAAAAAGATGCAACCATTGCTTCACAAGGTTCAACGATTGACAAAATGATGTTGGATAATGCGTTTTCAACGTCCGATTTCGTCAATGATAAAATTGGCGTTCCTGCTGAAATGTTTCGTGCACAATTTGGGCAAAACTTCAAAGTTGAAGATGGTAAAATCATTCCATACGGTGCAGATGGTAATAAAGTTTATTCAAAAACGCGGATGGGCGAAGTTGCTAATCTCGATGAAGCGCTTGAAATTATTGTTGATGGTTATGCACATAAAGATGCAATTTTGAAAGCCGATGACGGCACAGGTTCGGGCGCGGGCGGCAAAGGCGGCGGACGTGGTCAAGGTCGCACAATGGCCCGTGCTGATTTTGAAAAACTTCAACCGGCGCAAGCTGCTGAAGCGGCGGCGCTAATGGGTAAAGGTGAACTCAACCTGACCTAAAAGAATAGCCGGTTGTTTCGGTCTTTCTACCGGCTATAGCCGCCCGCGCTGTTTTGAGGGTTTCCAGCGCGGGCGGTGATCGTTTTATTTACTTAAAATACGTTTTAAGTTAAAATATACATTGCATATTTTAGCATCGCCTTCAGCAACTAATTCATTGCCAAGTTTAACTTGGTATGTTGTACGTTTGCTAGGTGCTACATCTTCATTCCATAAAACTAACAATCCTGCTGTTGTTGCTGTTTCCTGACTAAGTGCAAATTTCATTGTTTCATTCCTATTGTTGCGTTTCGTTGTAATGGTTATAGCGTTGGTTATCGCGATGGTCAAGCACTAAATCGAAAATAAATTAAAAATCTTGACGTTAATTTATAAATGCTATAATTAACAACATATATTGCTGAATGTTGGATGACTGCAAGCGCTCGGGTCGGATGACCTAAAATTTTTCACATCATTAAAGGAACGCTCAAATGCGTAAAGTTTTTCCACTTGGTTCAGTAACTCTTGCTGCAACCCTTCTAGCCGCCCCGAACATTGGTCATCTTTCCGCATATGCGAACACGCTGGATGGTCTTATTCCTGATCTATATTCTGGCCTGGACGTTGTTTCGCGCGAACTTGTTGGTTTTATCCCATCTGTCGCCCGCGCACCATCTGCTGAACGGGCGATGAAAGGTCAAAATGTTGTTTACCATGTTGCACCAGATGCAACCGCTTATGATATTGTACCTTCAATGCAGGTTGGTAACCCAACCGATAAAACTGTTGCGGCTGGTTTTATTAATATTTCAAAATCGCGCGGTTCATCTTTTGGTTTTACCGGTGAAGAACAGCGTGGGCTGAATACTGGACCTGGTCATTTGTCTGTTCAGGCTGATTTGTTTGCGCAAGCCTTGCGCGTTTTGACAAATGAAATTGAAGCTGATCTTGCTGTTGAAGCGGCTGCAAATGCCTCGCGAGCATGGGGTACACCTGGTACAACACCGTTTGGAACCAATACCGGCGAAACTGCGCAAATCCGCAAAATTCTTGATGATAACGGCGCACCAGCTTCAGGGCGTTCATTGGTTATCAATACAACTGCGGGCGCGGCGTTGCGTACCTTGTCACAATTGACAAAGGTTAACGAGGCTGGCACATCTATGACATTGCGTCAAGGTGAACTGTTGGATTTGAACGGTCTTTCCGTTAAAGAAACCGGTCAACCTGTTGAAAATACCGCTGGTACGGGCGCACTTGCTACAACCGATACGGCTGGTTATGCGGTTGGTGCAACAACTATTAATCTCGCGTCCGCTGGCACTGGTACAATTCTTGCAGGTAATGCAATTACGTTCGCTGGTGATAGCAATAAATACATGGTTGTTACAGGTGACGGTGACGTTTCAGATGGTGGTTCGGTTGTTATCGCCGCGCCTGGTTTGCGCAAAGCAATTCCAACCTCTGCAACGGCAATTACTGTTGGCGGAACATACGCTGCGAACGTTGGTTTTTCAAACAACGCTCTACATCTTGTAACTCGCGCACCGGCCTTGCCGAACGAAGGTGACCTTGCAATTGACCGCCTGATGATTACTGACCCGCGTTCGGGTCTTGTTTTCGAAGTTACCCTTTGGGCTGGTCAACGGATGGTGAAAGCTGAAGTTGCAATTGCTTGGGGTTACAAAGCAAATAAGCGTGAGCATATCGCAATGCTGTTGGGTTAATTCCTAACGCTTATTTTTAAATCAAATGACGGGCGGTTAACCCCGCCCGTTTTCACATAGATCAAACGAGGTAAACCCAATGAATGATAGTGTTGAAACTGTAACAATCGAAACTGAAAACGGTCCGGTTCGCATTAATGCAAGTGATTATGATCCTGCAAAACATACGCTGTTTGCTGAACCTGCTGAACCTGCTGAACCTGCTGAACCTGCTGAACCTGCTGAACCTGCTGCACCTGCTGAACCTGCTGAACCTGCTGAACCGGCTGAACCGGTTCAGATGTTGGTTGCCAAAACTGGCCGGAAACATTTTGTTGTAAATGAAAACGGTGATAAAATTGAAACCGATGGTATTGACCCCAAAGGTTACGCAACCGAGAAAGCGGCTTGGGATGCAATCTTTGCAATCAATGCAATTTAATTAAAAGGGTAAGTTATGGCGCGTACACCTATTTCAAACGATGGTTGGACATTAATTGCGACCACAAGTGTTAGAACACTTGTTTCGGTTGAAGGTGGTGTTGTGCGTATTATTACAGGTGATACAACGGGCATACCTAAAGAAGATGGTATGCCCGTTGATGTTGATAATCCTTTCATTGTTAATGCTGGTCAATCTGTTAGTGGTTGGGCAGATGGTGAAGGTGTTGTTGTAGCACATATTGAGGTATAATCATGGCACATTCTGGAATTTCAAATATCGGTTGGACTGTGATTTTAACAACAACTCTTGCAACTGCGATTATGGCTGAAGGCGGGGCGGTTCGGATTATAACCGGTGACACAACGGGCGCACGTCCTGAACATGGTTATCTTTTGAAACCTGGTGAAGTCATCACTATTTCACCAGGTTTAACGGTCAGTGGATGGGCTGCAAGCGATGGAACAGCGGTAACTTATATTGAGGGCATTAGCGGACCTAGCGCCATTCCTGGTGCCGATACATGGGGTTGGGTTGACTACAACGATGTTGCAACCATCAGTACACCTATTGATTTAACACTTGCTAATACTCAGTATCAACTGACCAATGACGGTGCAGGTACTAACACGAATTTAGATCATAAACCGGCTGGTCATGCTGATATATGGGATACTGCAACCAATGAGTTTGATTTTTCAAGTCTTAAAATTGGCGATGTAGTTACGGTACGCGGTGACATTATGTTTCACGCATCCGGCGTTAACCGTGGTATTGAAGTATTTATTGAACTTGGTTCCGGTCATGGTTCTAGTTTTTTACTTTCCGTGGCTCAAGGTCAGTTTAAAACTGCTGGTGATCATCAAATTGTTGGGCTTTACAAATTTTATATTGGGGCTGAGTTTATTCGAGCGAACCCTGGTCGAATTCTAGCTGCAAGTGATAATACCGGCGATAGCATTACTGTAAATGGTTGGTTCATCGAAACGTCAATTAGATAAGGTTTAATTCATGGCTGATTTTTATGGTACTGCAATAGGTTTTACGGCTTATCATGTTGAACGTGGTAACACTGTTCCGGCTGATATTGATACTGATGCTGAAATTGAAGCGGGTTTGCTTAAGGCATCTGAATGGCTCGATGCGGCGTATCGGTCAAGCTTTGACGGTTACAAAGATGGTGGGCGTGATCAAATCAGAGAATGGCCGCGCACCGGTCACACTGATTATTACGGCTATTCTATCGCAACCGGTTTAACGCCGCGTGAGATTGAAAACGCCACGTATGAAGCCGCATTGCGTGAGTTTACAACAACTGGTTCATTATCGACAGATTGGACGCCTAGCAAGTATCAGAGCGTTTCCGTTGATGGTGCTGTTTCTGCTAAATTCACGCAATTTAATTCAGCGTCCGAAACGCAAACACAATTTCAAATGGTTGCTGAAATCATGGCGGCGTTAATACCATCTTCAGCAAATTTATCTTCAAATTCAGGTGATGTTGTTCGAGTATAAAAAAACACCGTGACATTTAACCGTCACGGTGTTTTTTTTGAATGTTAGACTACCTGAATGTTTTTAAATATCGCGGAAAACGCGAACAGTTGCTTTTTCAGGGTCTTTCGCAGGATCACAATCAACGGCAAAGAAATGCTTTGTACGTTCGGTTTCCGGTTTGTCGGTTGGCACTTTGGTAGTTTTACCATCTTGACCTTTTAGGTCTTGTGTTTGAAAAACGATTTCGCCGTTTTCATCTTTTACATTTTCAATGTGTTTCCGGTTTTGGTTGGAAACGATTGAAGCCATGCCAGCGGCACTTTTGTTGGTTACGCCGAACGAACCGCCAACAGGCAAATCAGTAAACGGATAAACCGATTTTGAACCACGGTTATTTGTGCGCACAGGCATTGCAACATTAGTTGAAACTGGTGTAAGATCAGGCGCAATGCGCTTACTTGGTGCAGCGGCGGGCTTTGGTGCAGCGGCGGGCTTTGGTGCAGCGGCGGGCTTTGGTGCAGTTGTTTTAGACATTGGGTTTTCCTTAATTAAGGTAAGATGAATTTAATAGTGTTAATCGTATACACGCTGTATTAAATCGCGTCAATAGACAAAATGAAAAACAGGGAAAAATAGTTATGCCTTTTTATGATGATATGCAAAATGTTGCTAGTGAAATCTTAGAAGAATTCAAACAAGGCGTAATTAAATATATAGAAGTTACACCAGGTGCGGGTACTGTTGATGATCCTGGTGCATCTACTGAAACCGAATATACACTCAATGGTACAGCAAATGGTGTAAAGTTCAAATATGTTCAGAATGGTTTAGCTATTGCGTCCGACATGCAAGTTGTTACCGCTGTTCGTTTCGATATTATACCAGATATGAAAGGGTTTATTGAAATTGATAATATACGATATAAGATCGTTCAAATTTTACCAAAGCCCGCCGCTGGTACAACTGTTGCAAACGTTTTCATTGTAAGAAGGTAATCAAATGGCTCAAAAAGATTATTTAGATAAATTGATTGAACTGTTCACACCTGAAATTGCAGCGGCGTTTCGGTTGGCGATTTCAGACATTACCAACACCGCCATTCTAAAGGCTGTAACCACCGCGATTGAACTAGGTGATCCGTTGGCGGCATTTCGCGCCCTTGGCTATTCTGATGCAGCTATGCGCCCCTTAACGGCGGCATTAGAGCGTACTTTTGAAGCTGGTGGTATTGGAACTGGTGAAACCTTTCCTAAGCGTCTGTACACACCCCAAGGCGCAACAGTGTTTAGATTTGATATACGCAATAGCAGGGCTGAAAAATGGATACGAGAATTATCCGGCACATTTATTACGTTGATTGAAAATGATGCAATGGTTGCTGTTAGAAATGTGATGTTTGACGGTTTAGCGGCGGGGCGAAACCCGCGTAGCACCGCGCTTGATATGATCGGGCGATATAATCCAGTTACTAAAATGCGCGAAGGTGGTGTTATTGGTTTGAATGTTCAGCAAGAGCGGGCAGTTGCGAACATGCGACTTGATCTTGAAAATTTAGATACACGATATTTTACACGCAAATTGCGCGATAAACGTTTTGATGGAACTATTAAGAAATTATTTAACGAAGGAAAGGTTTCTGTTGCTGATGTTAATCGTTTAACAGGACGTTATAAAGATAATTTACTACGGTTGCGAGGTGAAACAATTGCGCGTGACGGTGCAATGGAAGCTTTGAACCGTTCAGAATGGGAAGCAATTAAGCAAGCTGAAGATATGGGCGCTGTGAAAGATGTTAAACGCCATTGGGATAGCGCCGGTCCAGATGGGCGAACGCGCGATGATCATTTAGCAATGGACGCTAAGCCACCTGTTGGAATGAATGAAGCGTTTACATTTCCAGACGGTACGCAAGCAATGTACCCGCAAGATAGATCATTAAATGCACCGGCTGAACAAGTGGTTAATTGTCGTTGTCGTTCCCGAACTGAAATTGATTGGTTGAAAGATTTAAGTTAAAATCCACGTTGAATTAAATCTGTCATTTGACCATCTGACAAGCGAACATTCCAAAAAGTAATTTTTTCAGTTACAGAACCAATGGGGTTGTTTCCTTGGTGATCGACACCAACACCATAATCGTCAAACAGATATAAACCATGTGTTATAATGCTGGTGGCTTCATGTAATCCATCTGAATTATCGTATTCGGAACGCCTGATGTCATTTGTATTTATAGCCAACCCCATTGCTTTGCGTTCGCCATAATTTGCAACATATTGTCGCCAATGTTGTGTTGCGTCAACACCGTTGTTAACCAATGCTCTTTGTTTTTGATCAGTATGTGTATCAAACTCCATAAAAGCACCACCGCTTTCACCCCATCCAAAACTATTATTAAAGTCACCACCATGTAGTAAACGGCGGTGATATTGAACAACTGAACGAACACCTGTTACACTCTTTGAACCAGTTATTGAACCGCCGTTTGTTGTAAATGTTGCACCTTCTGTACCAAGAATAGGCAACGGCGTTCCCGCATCGCAATCGTAGAGGAAATTTGCTACAATATAGAATTTCTGCCCTGACGTATTATTGATACTGTCGCCGAATGTACATGAGTAATCACTTGTAAAATTCGGTGTAAAAATTGTAGTAATATAAATTGAACCATCGTCTAATTGATTTGCAACATAATTAGCGAAATTTCCTGAAGAAACATCACCAGGTGTTAGGACATTAGTGGTAGTATCGTACACTAAGTTAGATATTTCATTGCTTGCACTATAATCGCGCATACCAACAACAATTTCACTTGCGTCAATGTTTTGGACAATCCAAGAAACACAAAGAGGTGTGGAAAGTGTCAGAGATACTCTTTGCGGTTCTTTACCGTGCAAATATGTAGTTGATGCATCGCTTTCAACTTCTAAACAATTAAACTGACCTAAAACATTTAAAGTTTTATCTGTCATGCTTAGAAAACCAGCACCACCATAGAAATGTGAAATTTCAGCTTGATAATATGGTGATAATCGTGTAACCGCTGGCATCACTGTGTCACCAATGTTCAAACCAGTCACAGGATCAACAGCTTGCGAACGTACACCATCTGCAATTTCGACAAGTTCAAGATTACCGCCAATCATTTGCCAATCCCAAGCAACACCGGAACGTGTGAAAACATTTAAATCAGAAAAAGTTTTTTCAGCAATGTCATCGGCATCAAAATAGCGATCATTCTTGAAATCTAACACGCGAGTAGGGTAAACACCTTCAACCGCTTCATCGTGAACCCACATTGGAATGCTTATGCTGCGAATTTTTCGCCCGCTAACTCTTACTTCGCGTGTCATTTTAATACCTTTTCGCCTGTCAAATTTTACTGTTAAAACTAATTGTCAAGATGCCCAATGTCAAGGTTTGCAGGTTTTATTATAGAAAGCATTATTGTAGTTTTTTCAAGTAACGTATCGCCCCATTCAAGCCGGTCTTGTTGACCTAACGCAAGTTGTCGAATGTAAAATTCATTAGATGCAACTGGATGTTCTTCATTGAAAGCGGTTGTTGGTGAACCTTGTGAGCGCCACATGTTCGCACACTCTTTGCTTGAGCCAACGGCTGCAAAAATCATCCGTCTAAAAAATGACGGGTGACCTAATGCAAAAACAATATCGAATAAATTCAAACGTTCACCGGCTGACTTCAAAGTAATTGCGCTTTGTGAACCTGTTTGTGCGTTTATTGATGTAGTTACAATTGCGACAATTTCACACGAATAACCATTCATTTCTAAAAGGTCCGATATTGCCGCAACTGTTGCTGCACGAATGATTGAATTTTCTGGTTCAATTCCTGAACTCATAAAAGTTTCGATGAAGAGCGTGACAACTTTTTTACCTGGTTGTTTGGTTCGTTTGATCATGTGATTAGGGTTACCAGAAAGCATTTTACCAACATTGACGCGCCCGCCTGTTAAGCCATAAATTCGTTGTTTGTTGGACGTGTGTTGAACTGTAAATTCATCTGTTATTTCTTTTGAAATTTCAACACCTTCATTCCAACCATGTGTTGCAAGTTCCAAAGCTTCAGGCATGTTTTTTGTACCGCGCCATTTCGACATAGATTCGCACCATCCCGCATTTCTATCGCGTGTTGTATCGCGTTGAATTTTCATTGGTATGTTTTCAATAAATTCAACGAAATCATTCAATGAAGAAAACCCGAAAAACGCCGGTGGATTTTGATCTTTAAAATAATTCAAATATGTTTCATCATTTCCGAAAATAGCGGTCACGATATTTTCTTTCTGTCGTTGGTTGACATTCCCTTGAACAAGTAAATTTCTTCAACATCTTTGCGGCTTATACCTGCTACCAATGCAGCTACACCCATTATAATTGATCGACTAGAAACAACGTGTCTTATTTTCTTTTCGTTTATTTTCTTGCGAATGCGCCAAACATACTTTAACCAACTGTCATTGCCGTTTGAAAACATGCGTTCAAGCGTTAAGTCATAACCAACATCAACGGTTGCAAATCGGTCTAAACTTGCCGCGTCTAATTCATTACGTCCAACATAAACACGATCTGCACCGTTGCCGAATGTGTTAGCGGTTGCAATCATTCTGAAATTTGGGTGCTTGTTCACCGGTAGCGCACTATCTGGAAATGTAGTAAAACCGTTTGCAAGCGCACTATTTGCAGCAAGCAAAGCGCTTGCATCCCAAGCATCAATTTCATCTGCAACCCATACACCGCCATTTTGAAAAGCTTGGCGAAATGGTGTATCGTGATATTTACCGTAACCATCAATAAAGCCGGTTAATTCGTGTGTATCGTTGATGGTTGATGTTACATAAAACGGCAATTCTAAAGCTTTAGAAACGTGTTCACCAATGCTTGTTTTACCGCAACCGGCTGGCCCAACCATCATTACAGGATGACCAATTGAAACAATTTTAATAATCAATTCAGTTCTGTAATGAAACGTTCCTTCAATAATTGTTGAACGTTGTGGTGTAATTATTTCTATTTTTTTAGATGGTAGTTTTGCAATTTCTTCTTTAATTACACGCTGAACTAATTCACGGTCAATTGACCTAATTTTATAATCTTCATAAAATTTAACTAACATTTCAGCGGCAATTGTTTGTTCCAGTGTCGGTTCGTTTTCATAATACTTTGTATGATATAAATTAATCAACGCAACATTGTTCATTGCGTGTACCTGAACTGATGCTTCGCCTTTCAATATTGCCCATTGTCTTATCAACGTAACATTGTTAGAAGTGTGCAACAATTCGTCAGGTGGGCCTAATTTTTCTTCAATTTCGGCAAGTGTTAAACGGGGCATTTCGACAACCTTATGATTTCAAAACATCTTTAATGGAATTTAACAACATGGTCAAGAAATTTTCAGCACAAGTCGATGACATAATTAAAAAAAACGAAAAGCGGTTGATTGCCCTTGCGCGACAATCTAATCAGATGTTGATAGATCAGGCGCAATTGCCCGTTGCTAAAGGTGGTAAAATGCGCCTTGATACCGGATTTTTAAGAGCGTCCGGCCAAGCGTCTTTAAACGGGTTACCAACCGGTCCAACACGCGGTGATGAACGAGATTATGAATACAATCGGCATACTACTACCACAACCCTTGCTGGTTTAAATTTAGGCGGTGTATTTTTCTTTGGTTGGACTGCTAATTATGCTAGTGTGCGTGAAACGTATGATGGTTTTTTAGGTTCTGCTGTTCAAAATTGGCAAAATATAGTAGACAAAGTTGCAACCGAAATAAAAACGCGGATTAAATAACATGTCAGACAAGTTAATTATAGAAGCTTTCCAAATCGCAACTACTGCTGCGGTTGTATCTTCAGTTGTGTCAACACTACCTATTGAAATGTTAGGGCGAACTGGTTTTACACCACCGAACGATCAAAAATATCTTCAATTTGTGCATATTCCTAACAACCGAACCGGTGAAACTTGGGGTAATGAAAAAACCTATCAAGGTTTGATAAGATTACTACTACATTGGCCTAAAATAGATGAAGGTATTTATGAACCGATGGAAGCAATCGAAAGCATTGGTTCGCACTTCAATAAAACAACCTCTTTACTAAATGGCGGTTTGAAGATAAATATATATGAGAACCCAGATTTTACAGGCTTGATTGAAACTGATAAAGATGATATTTATCCCGTGTCAATGCCTTACCGTTGTTTTAAATCATAGCCTGAAAAGGGAATACCAAAATGAAACGAATTTTACTTGCAACAACTGCAATGCTTTCCGCCGCCGCGCTTGCTGCCCCTTGCGCTTTTGCCAATTCTAATGCCGGTAGTACTGTTTGGATTTGCACCACTCAACAACCTGACGATTTGCTTTTGGCTGCTTTTGAGCTTTTGACATATGTTGAGATTGGTGCGGTTGGTGATCATGGTGAAACAGGTTCTTCAACCAATATTTTGAATTATGACACTTGGGATACCGATGTTATTCAGAAAGCAAAAGGCTTGACTAACGCCGGTGATCCTACGATTGAAGTTGCGCGTATTGTTGGTGATGCTGGTCAAGTTGCATTGCGGGCGGCGGCGAAAACGAAATTCAATTACGCCTTCAAAATTGTTCGCAATGATGCGCCCGATGCTGGTACACCCTCTATCATGTATAATCGCGGCTTGGTTACTGGCCCAACCCGTCCGAACGGGCGCAATGAAAGCTTCGATCTTGAAGTTTTCACCCTTGCACTAAACCAGCGTGAAATTGTAGATGATGCTGCATAAATAAAACCATAAACCCTCAAAATGAAAAGAACCCTAAACTATGGATATTTCCGGCATTCTACCAAGTGAACAAACACTTGAAATTCTCAATCCTTCTGATGATAAAAAACTTGGCATTCGTGTTTCGTTAATGTCACCCGATGACCCTCGCATGAAACCAATTAAACGCAAGATTACCGATTTCAATCTGCAAAAGCAAAAACGCGGTAAAACGTTGAAAGCTGTTGAAATTGACAAAAATGAAAATGAATTGATTGCAGCGGCGATTACCGGTTGGGAATGGTACGGTGAAGATGTAACATTTGAAGGTGAAATACCTGATTTCAATCCTAGGAATGTTATTCGTGTTTTCACAAAGCTGAACTGGTTCAAACAGCAAATCAGTGATGAACTTGATGACGAAAAAGGTTTTTTTTCGAATTAAAATCTGATCTTGTTGAAGCAATTCGCGTTCGAGTTCGATATTACACACCTGATGAAAATGGTGATACACGCACTGAACGCAATGAAAATTTTAGTCAGGAACATCTAAACAAAACGATAGATGTTCCTGATCAAGGTGAATATATTTATGATTGGTATTACGAAATATCGGATAGATACCGCAGAGCTGAAAACGGTGTATGTCAGCCAATTTCATACGAAAATTTAATAGCTTGGACTGTAATCACACAACACCTTGTGCGACCTGTTGAATATGATATACTGTGCGAAATGGATGATATGTTTTGTAGTGAAATGAATTCAGAATTGAAAGATTTCCGCGAACGTGAAGCCAGTAAATAAAGGGTTTTGATATGGCTGATATTGCTGAAATTGGATATAAAGCCGATACAACCGGATTAGTTAAAGCCGATAAAGCGCAAAAGAAACTATCAACATCCGCAAAAGATGTTGATAAATCGACTGGAAAACTAAACAAAACATTAACAGCAACCAATAAACGTTTACTCAGTATTGCGAGTGGCGCAAACATTGCTAATTTTTCACTTCACAAATTAGCATCAGGTGCTGTATCAAAATTAGGAAAACAACTTGGGGTTCTTGCTGCTGGATTGATTAGTTTTACTGCTTTCAAAGTAATGATCAATGGTGCGCGGGAATTTTCAAAATCGCTTGCGGAACTGTCAACGCTATTACCTGTTGGAAGTGAACAGTTGGGTAAAATGCAACAGGCCGCGCGCGGTATGGCTGATGAATTCGGCACAAATGCATCATTTCAAATTCAGGCATTTTATGGTGCTGTTTCGGCTGGTGCTACTGATGCGGCGGCGGCTACTGAACTTGTAACGGCTGCAAATCGTCTTGCAATCGGTGGTATTACGGATGTTACAACCGGTGTGGATATTTTAACAACTTCAACAAACGCATATGCGTTATCTGGTCTTACTGCTGCTGATGCATCTGATGCTTTATTTGTTGGCATGAAAGCCGGTAAAACAACAATTGGGCAATTAGCGTCCAGTTTGGGCAATGTCATTCCAATTGCCGCATCACTTGGTGTTGAATTTGATGAACTTGTTGCTGGTACATCTGCATTGACATTGCAAGGCTTAAGCACTGCAACATCGGTTACAAGTTTACGCGCTATCTTATCCGGTATTGCTAAACCAACCAGTGAAGCCGCTAAAATGGCTAAGCAATTGGGAATTGATTTTTCCGTTACTGCTTTACAGTCTAAAGGACTTGCCGGATTTCTTGCTGATGTTGTGGACAAAACGGGCGGTGCTGCTGATAAACTTTCTATTATGTTCGGTTCTGTTGAAGCATTGAACGCTGCCCTTGCATTTGCTGGTGCTGGTGGTGATGCGTTCAATGATATTTTGGATCAGATGCGAAACAAAGCCGGTGCATCTGATGAAGCATTTGAAAAAGTTGCAGGTAGTTTAGATGCGCGATTTGGGCGCGCGGTTGGCAAATTAAAAAATATACTTGTTGATTTTGGTGGTGTTTTATTACACGTAGTCGTTCCACCAATGGAAATTTTTGCAGCTACTTTACAAGCTATTGGTTCTGCTTTTAAATTCGCTTATGGTGTAGGTAAAGTCACTATTTGGATGTTTACCCAAGTAGGTAATGCAATTGCGCAATCTGTTTCACCTACGTCACAGTTTCAAACAGCGGTTGATAATGTAACAATCGCTTTAGGTGATCAGCTTACACAAATGCAACTCTTGAATATAAAAATGGATGAAGGGCGTATACTCACGTTAGCGGGTGCGCAAGCTGAATTAAACATAGCAAAGGCGCGGCAAGTCGTAATCCAAGGTTTAATTCAACAGCGCCGCGAAATGGTTCTTTCATCTGATGCATATGCTGGTTTAATGGAACGCATCAACCGAACCCGTGAAGAGTTGGCTGGTATTGGCGGCGGTGATGTGCGTCAAGATAGGTTTGACCAAATGGAAGGGCGACTTGCACGGTTGCTGGTGTTGCAGCAAGATATGCTTAGTGTCAATAACGAAAATTCAAGTGCATTTGGTGAAAATTTAAAAGCTATTGAGTTATTGGAAAAAGCTATTGCAAACTCAAAAAACGGGTTGGTTACGTTTGGCGCTGCTTTGACACAACCAATTGAATCAAGTGGGCGGTTGGAAAATAATTTTGCAGGTATAGCCCTGCAAGCGTCTAGGATCGTCAGCGCCCTGATGCAAGCACCAGCGGCACTACAAGGCTTAGAACAGCAAGGCGCGGTGTTAAAGGCACAAATAGTAGCTTTGGCGGCTGGTCACGGCCAGGCGGCGGCTAATGCTGCTGGATACCGCGAAGAATTAGAACAACAATATGGTTTGGCCGGTGCGTTAAGTATGGAACAGGCTGTTGCAACAAGTCAGATTATTGATGCGCAGGTTTCGCAATTCGAAATGAACGAACGGTTGCGCGGTCAACGTGACGAAATGCTATCATCGTTAACCAGTGGCGCGGGCGGCGCGGCAACTGCTGTATCTGAACTTGAGCGAATTGCTGAAGGTTTCGGCGCGTTATCAGAACCATTTGATCAAGCAACCGCTGCATTTCAAGCTGCTGAAACATCGTTTACAAATGGTATAATTACCAATGACGAATTCACATTAAGTTTAGCGAGAATTCAAGCCGCATTTATGGCAACCGGTGGTTCTGCTGAAACATGGGGAAAAGTTGTAAGTGGTCAAACTGATTTGGTTGCTGACAAGCTTGAAAGTTTAGCTGAAGGCACATTGCAAAGTTTAGGTGATGAATTTATTGATCTCGCTATCGCCGGTAAAGCGAATTTTGGTGATTTAGCAAGGTCAGTTATTAAAGATTTGATTAAAATGGCTTGGCAAGCGGCCATTGTTAAACCATTGCTTGCTTTCCTTGGTTTTGAAAATGGTGGTACGTTTGGTGGTAAAACCGGAACAGGTGTAGCATCATTAAAAAGTGCAAACGGAAATGCATTTAGTGGTTCAAACGTTGTACCTTTTGCAAAAGGTGGTGATTTTACAAATTCTATCGTTAACAAATCTACGCCTTTCAGCTTTGCAAAAGGTACTGCACTTGGTGAAATGGGCGAAGCTGGACCTGAAGCGATTATACCGCTAAAACGCGGTGGCGATGGTTCCCTTGGCGTCCAAATGTACGGCGGCACAGGCGGTGGTGCAAATGTTAATAATAGTGTTGAAGTTAATAATGTTTATCAAATTTCAGGTGCCATAAGTGAAGAACAGATTAACGCTAACATTAAAGCCAGTGCAGAGCAAACCGCTTTGGAAACCAAGCAATCTCTTGTTGGCTGGTTGCAAGAATATGAACAGAACGGAACAATGTAATGACCATAGATTATAAGATTTGGGAATTTCCTGATTTCAAAATTGAAAGTCAGTTGTTTCACGTTCCTGGTTCTGTTTTTGACGGTGGTATGACAAGTGGCGGTGCGCGCATTGCATCACCTGAGCCTGGTGGACGTTCTGTTTTGGAAATGAAAATTGCTTACCAAATCGGCGAGTGGGATGCACCTTTTGTATCTTGGCTAATGTCAAAAACTGCTGGTAATATTTTTCGTGTTCAGTTGATCAACACACCTCAACTTTCATATAAAGAAAGCGTTGGCTCAATTCCTTGGGTTGATGGTTCGCCTTGGGATAACGATAAAGAATGGAATAGTGACGGTTTTTATTTGGAAACAACCGCCGCCGCGCTAGAAGGTTCGACTTCAATTTCTGTTGATTTACTGGCGTATGGTGAAATTCTGAAACACGGTCATGTTTTAGGTCACGGTGATAATTGTTATATAATTGATGAAATCGAATATGCTGGAACGGTTGCAACGATTACGTTAAATCCGCCGTTGCGAAAAAACGTAAGCCTTGGTGATATGATTTATACGCGCCCGTATTTTTTAGGAACAATTGCGAACGGTGCAGAAATGCGAGCAACTTATGAAGCTTCAAAAGTTGGCGGCATTCAAACAAACCGTATAATTTTCAATGAAGTGATTTTATAATGTCTGAATTTTATGATCTTTTAGAACAGTACATTGGCGAAGAAGATGATATGACCGATATTCGTGCAATCGTGCGGCGGTGTTGGTTTTATGATTTCAAAGGTTTTCCTTTGCGAGTGTGGCAAGGTAAAGGCAAGCTTTTTACATCAGATGGTAACGAATGGTTAGGTACGATTGATGCTGGTGACAATGATCATCATAAAACACCGGCTGTATCCGATGGGCGCGATGGTTCTAGCGGCACATATACAATGGGTTTGAAAATCATTGATACACCAGATTTAGCCGCTAAAGAATTATATGAAAGCATAAAAAAAGATCAATGGCGGGTGTTTGGTCAAAAGGTAACATGCTATCTTGCAATGTTCCAAACTGGTGAAGGTTTACGCCCTGAAACGCCGATTGTATTTTTTAAAGAATTTACGATGATGAATTCAAAGTTTTCAGAAAAAATTGAAATGAACGGCGGTGTAATGGTCAAGCGTTACGAAACTTCAGTTGTTTGCAAAGATGGTAATTTCGGACGTTCAGAACGTCCGAGCGGAACGTATGCTAATGCAGTGCAACAGGAACGAGCAAGGCAATTAGGTGTTGATACTGATCTAGGTTGTGAATTTGTTGCAGCGTTATCAAATAGAACGTATCAAGTACCATGAATGATATTCTATCGAATGCCGTTAAAAAATGGCGGCAAAGTTCTTTTGTTTGGGGCGAAAGTGATTGTTTGATTTCGCTTGCTGATTATCTAGTTGAATTAGGTTATGATGATTTTGCAAGTGAATATCGTGGTCAATATCATACCGAACAACAAGCTGCTAAAACATTATACAAAATTGGTCTTGGTTATTCCGAATTAATTAAATCAACCGGTTTACCTGAAACTGAAACACCTGAACGCGGTGATATTGTTTTAGTTTGCTTTGGGCAATCTTTAGCGGGTATATGTACAGGTGAAGGTGTGGTTTTTCGAAACGCCCGAACCGTTTCAGAATTGGATTTGAAACGGCTGAATGTAAAAAAATGTTGGAAGGTTACAAAATGCCACAATTAGCACCGGCGATTGCCGCATGGGCTGCGGGTGTTATTGCCTCAACAACGGCAACCGCATTGGCTGTTACGTTCGCTAGTATTGTGGCATTTTTAGTATCGCCAATTGGTCAATTAGTGTTGGGCATAGGTTTGGCACTTGTCAGCGGGTTATTCAGAAAAAAACAAGCACCATCAACCGAAGCTTCAAAAGTCACCGTCCGACTTAGCGAACCCGAACGTTGGTTATCTATTGGACGCAACCGACAGGGTGGCGGGGTTATATTTGCTGAATTTGATGAAAGTGGTAATTTTTGGTATATCATTGTTCATAGTGATAGTGTTTTAACAAATACTAACGCTTTGTATTTTGATGATATTGTTCTTACTGTTGATGGAAGTGGTAACGTTACAAACAATGAATTTTCATTAACTTCTGATGGCGATCCTTGGGATGGTTCAGGAACGCAAGTGACTTATTTTAATGTTCAAACAACAACATATTCTGAAAGTGACCCCACACCACCTGCAATATCATCACTTGAAGCAGCATTTTCAGGTGTTTGGACAAGTAATCATAAATTAGTCGGAACAACCTATAGTGTCATTAAAGTTAACGCAGTTGATGTTGAAGATCGTTATAAAATATTCCGCTGGCGCGGACCTATTGGGTTAGGTGAACCATCTTTTTCAATTGTCGGTGATTGGTCATTTGTTTATGATCCGCGTGAAGTTGGTCACACATTAGGTGATCCTACAACATACGAATTTTCAAAAAATCCCGTTCTATTATGGGCGTGGTACAGAACGCACCGATACGGGCGCAATAAAACTGATGGTAGTATTAATTGGGATAGAGTAGCTGAACAAGCGTCTATTTGTGATCAAACGGTTGTTGATATTGAATTGAACAGCGCCGCGCGTTATGAATGTGGTCTTTCAGTTCCAGAAAGTACAGAACGTACCAATGGTGAACAAGAAATATTAATGTCTTGTGACGCTCAATTAGTGTTTGATGATGATGGTAAATGTTGGCCTCGTGTTGGTTATTATTATTCACCAACCGTTAAACTTGTTAGAAATCGTGATATTGTTGCAATGGAAAGTGTTGAAGCACAAAACGGTGAAAGTCTAACCCAAGGTGTAATTGTTCGCTATACTGATCCTGAAGCAAACTACACGGTTCAACCGTCTGCACCTTGGCGAAATCCATTGTATTATGTTGAAGGTGAAACACCTAAGTATATTGTTGTTGACGCTTTGAGCGTCCAAAACCACAATCAGGCAATGCGGTTAGCTAAATCAATCGGGTACAGGTCGCAACCTGAACACAAACTTTTACCAACTACCGGTTTACGTGGTTTGCGAGCGAGACAAGAGCGCATTGTAAGTTTGCTTTACGATAACGATTTTTCAGGTGATTATGAAATTGTTACACCGGTTGAAGTTGATATTTCTGGTGCATTTTGTGGGTTTGGTGTCGTTCCTGTTGATGCGGACAGATGGACTTTGTTAGCGGGTGAAGAATGGGCGAAAGTGAGTATTGGTGACAGTCAAGCTTACTACGCACCTGATTTGCCAACTGGAATTGCAGTAACAATTTTTGAAAATAAAATTAAAATTAGTTTTAATAATATACAACGTTCCGATTGGTTCTATGAATTTCAATATCAATTAAAAACAGGTGGTACACCTGATGATAATGCTTGGTTACCTATGACAGTTTTAAAAACTGATGCATATGCCATTAGTGGTGTTGTAGTTTCAAACTCGGATTATTTTGTTCGCTGGCGCACAAAGTCAACCGGTGGTTCTGTTTCAGATTGGATTTCGCCCGTTCCAATTGTTAATTCTTCAACTTTGACGCTGACCGGAACGCCTGTTTTAGTTGGAACAACTGGTATTGCTTATGCTGGTTTTACAATTGGCGTGACAGGCGGGCAAACCCCGTATATATTCACTGATACATATAATAGATTGCCACCTGGTTTAATTGTCGATACCGCAACGGGTGCGGTATCGGGAACGCCTACAACAGTAGGTACATATTCGGCAATTTCAATTAGGATAGATGATAACATTGGGAATTTTAAAACGTTCCCTGATTTTGAAATCGTGATAAGTTAGGAAAACGAAAATGACAACGCCACTAGACACGATCAAAGGCGCTATTTTAGGCGTTCCATATGACGCTTCAAAAAAACCATCGCGACAAGGCACTGTGAAAGCATTTTCAGAAATGCAAGTTCAGCTAGAAGGCGCACAAGCTGGTGCGCTGGTAAAAGATAGCCTAGCCGCATTGACCGCCCTCACGTCCGTTTCTGAAGCTTCTGTAATGGCCTGGGTAACAAATGACGCGACACAAGCGAACAATGGTATTTATGAAAATACCGGTACAGATGTTGCACCAGCTTGGACGCGCCGCCTTGATATTCCTCAATTTGTAATTTCTGGTGTCAATGTTGGTGCGGGTACTGCTAACGCAATTCAAGCAACAACTGATTTACCTATTCCGGTTCAAGATGGTCGCACATTGATCATGTTGCCGATTATTGCTGATAATACTGGACCAGCAACCGTTGCTTTTAATGGTGGGCCTGTATTGCCTATTTTATCAATTGCGAGCAATCCGCTTATTGCAGACAATTTGTTAGATGGAATGTTTGTTTCTGGTTTTATTAATTCTGGTAATTTCACATTGATTACAGATGTTGATAGTGCAGCAAATGCAGCAACGGCGGCGGCTGCGGCTGCGGCTGCGGTTATTAGCGCGGCGGCGGCACTGGTATCTGAAACGAACACGGCGGTAAGCGCGGCGGCGGCACTGGTATCTGAAACGAACGCGGCGGTAAGCGCTGATGCATCGCTTGCGGCGGCTGTGGCGGGTAATTTGAGCGGTTTAGACCTTGCAGCGGGCGCGGGGCTGCAAGTTGCTGTAAATGAAGCGGGTGACGCACTAGAATTCGTTGATGTTGTGACATTTTATAAAGGTGCAGATGTTGCAAGTGCCGCTGAATTGTTAATTGGTGAAAACGATACATCAGTAAATGTTACCGGAACAACCGATATTACATCAATTGAACATACTGCTGATGCTCAGCCAATCGGCGCAATTGTAACACTTCAGTTCGATGATGTTGTTGTTATTACACATCACGCAACCGATTTAGTTTTACCAAATGGTGTAAATATAACAACTGCTGCTGGTGATCTTTTTATATTTGAAAAATATGCTGCTGGTGATTGGCGTTTACATTCTTCACAACGTGCAAATGAAGAACCTTTGATTGCTGGTTATTTTGTTGGTAATATGGTTGGTTATTCTGGATCGGCTACTACAATTTGTCGTTATTTTATACGCTCACAAATGGTAACAATGGAAATTCAAGGATCGTTTGGCAACAGCAATATTACATCTTTTACAATTACAGGTATGCCCGATATTTGTAAAATTGAAAGTGGTCTTGCAAATCTTGAACCTTTTACACAAGTTATCTCGATTGAAGATAATGGCGCAGATGCGTTTGGATTAGTTGAAATTAAGAAAAATGATAATGTTATTTATCTTCATCCAAGTGCTACAATTGGTGCAGCTTGGACAGCAAGCGGTCAAAAAGGTTTAAATAGTAATATTTCATTCACATATCGTAAAAAGGACGTTCTATAATGGACTTTATTGGAACAGGTAAGCGACTTCAACAAGGTGACATTGGCAAAGCTGCGCGTGAAATCGGCATTGAAACGGCTGTTCTTTTGTCGTTTCTTGAAGTTGAAGCTGCTGGACGTGGTTTCGATAACTCCAATCGTCCGAAAATGTTGTTTGAGCCGCATATTTTTTACAGGCAATTGAAAGGCAAACCGTTAAAACAACAAAATGCGGTTGCTATGGGCTTAGCTTATAAAAAATGGAAATCTGGTAATTATCCGCATGAAAGTTACACACGAATGAACGCCGCTTATAGTCTTGCAGGTTCATCGGCTTTAATGTCTGGTTCGTTTGGTCTTAGTCAAATCATGGGGTTCAACCATATTGATGCAGGTCATTCTAATGTTGAAGATTTCGTTAAAACCGCAATGCAGGGTGAATTTGAACAGCTAATTCAAATGGTCACATTGTTAAAATCTTGGAACATGGTTGATATTTTAACAAACCGCGATTTTACAAATTCTGAAAGTTGGCGACCTGCTGCTAAAAAATGGAATGGCGGCGGTTACGCAAAACACGGCTATCATATTAGACTTGCAAACGCTTATATTAAACATTCAAGTGGTACAACTGTAACACATGTTAAATTAACGGTAAGTTCTGTTTTGAAAATAGGTTCCAAAGGTGAAGCGGTGCGCACATTGCAATCTGATCTTGTTACTCTTGGTTATCCGCTTGAAATTGATGGGCGGTTTGGTGACGGTACGAAATTTTATGTTGCAACTTTTCAGCGTCAATACAATCTGGACAATGACGGTTTTGCCGGTCCGAAAACCTTAGCTGCAATCAAAACCGCACTTTCCGAACAAACCGTTGACAAGTCACCTGAATTTCCTGTATTTGATAAAGAACCGACAACCGGTTTAATTGCAATCATTAAGGTGATTTTATCATGGTTCGTAAAAAAATAAAGAAATATTTCAAACCTGGTTCAGTAGCTTGGTTGGGTTCATTTTTCACTCTGCTTTGTGGTGTTATTCTTGCATCTGAACCGTTGCATAATTGGCAAGCAATTGTTGAAACCATACGAAACACAACCGATATTGATCCAAAAATTATGATACTAGCGGGCTTAACTGGTATTGGTTTTCGTGGAGCAAGGGGCTAATGTCTTTAAATCCTTTAAAATGGATATTCGGCGGCGGGCTGAACGGTATAGCGTCCGAATTGCGCGGCGCATATGCTGATAAATTGACCGCACAAACCGATGAAGCTAAAATTGTGGCTGATGTTACCATTGGCGAGTTAAAAGCCCGTCAACAGGCTTTAGAAACCGCCGCTTCAATCCGCAAAGCATCGGGTGGGTATTGGGAAATGCGGCTAATGGTGTTTGTTGCCGGTTTCTTTCCTTCTGCACATTTTGCAGCGGTGAGCATTGTTAGCGTGTTTCCTAACTTGAACTGGACCGTGCAAGCGTTGCCCGCACCTATGGATGAATGGCAAGGTTCAATCATTCTTAGCTTGTTTGGTTTGTCAGCGGTGAAAATCGGTGTTAGTACAATTGGTGCAGTTATTGGGCGGCGGAAATAATGGATGGTGATTTAAAATGGATTGCCGGTTTAGCTGTAACTTTTTTCCTTGCTTTTACCGGTGCAATTATCGGAACATTTCGAAATTTATCAAATAAAATTTCGAAAAATACTGAAAAAATGCATGAAAAGATTGACGATGTTAAAGAGAACTATGTTAGACGTGACGACTTGAACGGTCATCTTGAGCATGTTGATACACGCATGAAAGAACTACGCGATGAACAACGTGAAAATCATAAACAAGTTATAGCTTTATTGCGTGATAGATAATTAATTTATAATCAGTTTTCGCGCTTCATTTACATACCAATCGTAGTTGATATTGCTAAAATCAAAATCACTTGCGCGATTACATATCGCAACTTTGAAACCGGCGTTAACAGCCATTTCACGAATTTGATAAGTTGATTTATTCTTTGTATGAATTCGTTCATCCCAAACAGGGTTTGCAGTTCCAGCACATTCAGCTAAAACCGATTTATAAAACACATCGGTGATCCTGCTCTTGCGTTTGAAGGTACCAACTACTGCACCTTTTGCGGGCGGGCTGATTTTCTTCAGATGATCACCGTTATTCGCAATATAATATCTTGTCGTGCTTTGAATTTGCTTTTGTCCGAACATTAACTTTGATGATCTGTCAACTTTTACTCTACACATGAAATCAAAAGGATCATGTTGTAAGCGTATGAAAATTTCAGGATCAATGCCTTTCATCATCGCGGCAACCGCCGCTTTGGTTACTACAACGGGGTTAAAATCCTTATGCCATGCGGGCGGACCAGCGGTGCTAATGCTCTTTGCGTAATCGGACGGGTCAGGATGCCAATAGGCGCCCTTTTGTTTAACGCTAGGTGGTTTATTATCGCCAATTTTAACAACGCTTTCAGCAATGTAATTATTCACATCACGAATGAACATTCTCGAATAATGCGCACTTTCAAGATTTAACAGTGTGTACTTTTCCCATCGTTCTTGAATTTCCTTAGCTAATCCGGTGTATTCTTTATGAATTTTGTAAGTTATACCATCAGTATTAATTTGAATAAATTGAAGTGTTGGAACTTTCAACAACCATTCTGCTAACATGCAAAGCATTAGTTGACCGTTAATCGTAATGGTCATGGTAAATTTAGGGTCATAAAATACGCTAAATTTATTATTGCTATTGCCGTATGTACCGTTCGCGGCAAGCTTCAAACTTGCGTTTTCAACAGTTCCTTTCTTGTGCTTGCGCCGTTCAATCAATAGCTTTTCGTATTCAACAGAAAACGCTTCACCTAAATGCTCAGGCGTTAACTTGTTTACAATTGCAATAGAAGGATAAAGACTAGCAACATCAATATCTTCAATCAAAACATTATCTGTTGCATAAACACGTTGTGCAGCAACGGAACCATGAATACCACCTGTACCAAAATGAAATTCCATGCCGCCAACGTTTGCTTTGACCTTGCTGAAAACACCTTTGGTTTTAATCGTTGCTTCAGGATCAAGAATATCATCTGACGTTAATGTTTGTGTTTTCATCCAATCCAGAACACGTTTGAATTCTGGATTTTCAAAATAAATATAAGGAAAGATTATTTCGTTCAATGAAATGGTGTGTCGGACGGTTTGGCGAGGTTTACCCCGTCCGTACCCATTGGATGAAGGCAAATAACAAACATTATCACCCAAGCGTTGTTCAAGAATTTTAGCACCGATTTTCGTATCGTTGAAATTCAGAACATCACCAGGTATTTTACCAATCATTTTAATTCTGAATTCAATTGCTGGCATTGAATACCAAGCGAATTTTTTAGTTTCTTTCACATCGTGTTTATTGTAAGGAATTAGGACGTTACCAATTTGCGGACGGGTGAGATTAGAACCAAGTGCAATTTCAGTACCAATTACATCAACAACATCATTTGAACGCATGTTAATTTCAAGGGCTTTCAAGCTTGTAGTTTTTGCGCGATTGTCGAAATGATGAATTTTAAATAAATCAATTTGCGGTGCAAATCGCTTGTTCTGCCAAACAGAATGTTTGAATTTATTCTGTTCATTGATAACCATCATCGCAAATTCATAAATCTGTTGAACGGTTGCGGTTGGGTTCATCATAATGAAATGAATTACAATATAGTCAAAATGCTCACTATAAAAACCAATCATCGGAGTTTGTGTCAGATTTAGGTGATTGAACCATTGAATTAAATATTGTCGATCATCGCGAAACGTTGAAATTTCCCAAGTGCTTGAAATGTCCGAATGTAGCATTTCAGCATGAAGCGTAAACACATTAGGGAATGTTTCAATATCGTAAACAACAGCTTGATCAAGGTTCATTTTAAATTTCCAATGGTACGCGTGGCGGGGGTCGAACCCGCAAGCCCGAAGGCGTCAGATTTTAAGTCTGGTGCGTTTACCAATTTCACCACACGCGCAATTCTAAAAAGGTATGCAATCAACTACACCACCCTTATGATCATAAAGAACATTTACAATATAAGGAAGGAGTGCGGCGCGACATGGTTGACCCTGTGTCGCGCCGCATCCAGTGCATACCCTTATTGGTTTGGGGCGGGCGGGTTCATTCCAGGTTGAACTTGACCAGGACCGTTACCAGCATTGTTCACAAAATCATGTGCAGGGGCGTTCTGCATAGGTTGCTGCTGGTTCTGCATAGGTTGCTGCTGGTTCTGCATAGGTTGCTGCTGGTTCTGCATA